TGAGTGTCTTCCGACGCTTTAGTAGTCTTTTCTCGAATAGCATCAGAATCTCCCATGTCAGTGTAATCCCCTTGGACAGCCGATTGGACAACCAAGGGAGAAGATTGAACAGAGCAATAAAATTCATTACAAAGTTTGTAAAGATCAAATAAAAGTTCACGAGCTTCATCCCCCTCATTATCCTCAATCATGCAGTGGATAACACGCATTATTTTGCGATTATATTTTTCGAACTTTTGCCGGTTCGTTCGGCACATTTTGCATTGATTTCCGAGTCGATATAACGCAGTGGTTTGTGACTCAAATAGGCACTGCGCACCTAACGCTTAGTGTGGCTCTTCAAACCACTACAGTAAAAACTGTATGGAGGTTCGCTCCTGTCGATTTATCAAACTAGCCATTCTAACGCACAAATTAGCGAAGGTGATAATATGTGTGCGTTCAGTAACTCTAAGTTTGATATTACATTTTGGTTAATCCGTGTTAGGGAAATCACGTTGCAATTCACGCGATGTTGGTTCAACAAATTTAATTGTACAAGTTCTATCACTAATCAGCCTCTTCTCTATATCAACATAAAATTGATCAAAAAGGAGGCAGATTGGCCAAGCAAAGAACAATGTTATTAAAATACGTGAGCCAAGCCCAAAACGATCTGGTAAATAGATCGCAATGAGCAAAAGGATAATGGGGAAAAAGATCGTTAATAACGTATTTATTAGAAGCCCTCTGGCTCTAATTGTCTTATTTTTCCGATCAACTTCCATTAGATGTCTTCCAATTTTAAGGTTAAGATCAAAACGCTCCTGTTCTGTTGCATCTTTCCTTATGTAAAACTTCTGAGGCTGGGATTGTATCTCCATACCTTCAGGGAGGCAATTAGCTCGCTTGGAACACTCCCAAAATTCCTTCTTTAGTTCTGTAAATGTTGGGAATGTGGAATCGCAGATCCAATCTTCAATGTCCAATACAGCAAGCATTTCCTTCAACATAGCTTGTTTTTCCTCAAAAACTTGCCTACCATAAAAGAAATACTCCCTCATGGCTGAAGTAATCACAGCTATGATTTGCTCCTCAGTAGATATGGACTTTGATCGCACCCACACCATTAACATTTTTTCAATTGAATCATGTTCTAGTGGTGCTAAATATGCACCAACTTCAGGATCATATCGCCATGTTCGTTTGAGAAAGGATGAATTCTCAATATGAATGAATGGTACGGATTCCGCCTCCTTATCAGCCATAGTATA